CAGCCGGGTGGTGCCATCATTATTGTGATGACGCGCTGGTCTGTACGGGATTTGACCGGACAAATCATCAAGAAGTCCGCAGAAAGAGAGGGCTCTGATGAGTGGGAGGTGATAGAATTCCCCGCTATCATGCCATCTGGACAACCATTGTGGCCTGAGTTCTGGCCATTACCTCAGCTCGAGGCACTCAAGGCTGAACTTCCTGTTTCCAAGTGGCAAGCGCAGTATCAACAGGATCCCACCTCCGAAGAAGGGGCGCTGATCAAGCGTGAATGGTGGAGAGTTTGGGATAGGGAAAGCCCTCCGCAGTGTGAGGCGATTATTCAGTCTTGGGATACCGCGTTTCTTAAAACTCAGCGCTCTGACTACAGTGCCTGTACAACATGGGGCGTCTTCTATCATCCGAATGACGACGGAAAGGATGTCCCAAATCTGATATTATTAGATAGCTTCAAGGATAAATTGGAGTTTCCTGACCTCAAACGTGCCGCATACGAGCATTATTGGGAGTGGGAGCCAGATCAAATGATCGTGGAAAAGAAGGCTTCAGGCGCCCCACTGATCTTTGAACTACGAGCTATGGGTATTCCTGTGACGGAATTCACCCCATCTCGCGGACAAGACAAGATCGCTAGAGTGAATGCGGTCACAGATTTATTTGCATCCGGGGTCGTTTGGGCTCCGGAAACACGATGGGCTGAAGAGCTGGTTGAAGAATGCGCCGCATTCCCATCGGGGGACCATGACGATTTAGTGGACTCCATGACGCAAGCATTACTACGTTTCCGCCAAGGCGGATGGATCCGGTCATCAATGGATGACTGGGATGATGAACCCAAGTATGTGAGAAAGGTTGAGTATTACTGATGGCCATTGAAAAAACGATGGAGCCCCTAACAGAGGTTCAGGTTGAAGTTCCCGAGGAAGATCTTGAGCTCGAGATAATCAACCCTGATGCAATGACCATTGAAGAGGAAGACGGAAGTATCTCCATCATCCTCGACCCAGAAATGCAAGAAGACATGATGGGCCCCAGCCACGACTCAAACCTTGCGGAGTTTATCGACGAAGCTGAACTTGACGAAATAGGCTCGGAGCTTGTCGAACAATTCTTGTCAGACCGCGAAAGCCGTAAAGAATGGGCCCGGTCTTACATCAAGGGTCTTGACCTCATGGGGTTCAAGATCGAAGAACGCGATCAACCATGGCCCGGCGCCTCTGGCGTATTTCACCCAGTCCTCACAGAATCTGTTGTACGCTTCCAAGCGCAAGCAATTACTGAATTATTCCCAGCGGGCGGCCCTGTCCGAACAAAGATCCTTGGAACAATGGATGAGGGCAAGGTAAAGCAAGCGTCTCGGGTTGAGCATGAAATGAATTATCAGCTCACTGAGAACATGTCTGAATACCGCGATGAGTTTGAGCAAATGCTGTTTAAGCTTCCACTGGCAGGATCTGCATTCAAGAAGGTCTACTACGATCCAAACCTTGAGCGGCCGGTAGCAATGTTTGTTCCAGCCGAAGATTTTGTCGTGTCTTATGGTGCGTCCGATCTGAATACCGCAGATCGTTATACGCATGTCATGAAGAAAAGCCCGAACGAACTACTCAAGATGATGGTTAACGGGTTCTATCGAGATGTCGATCTCCCGGACCCAGCTCCGGAATACTCCGACATCGAGGAGAAGTACGATGATATGGGTGGAGAAACACCTTACGGGGTTGATGATGATGACCGATATACGTTATTGGAAATGCATGTCGATTACGACTTACCAGAACCTTTCGGAGATCCTGATGGTATCGCTCGTCCTTATGTCATTACGATAGACAAGTCGTCACGAAACATCTTGTCTATCCGGAGAAACTGGTATGAAGACGATCCTAAAAAACGAAAGCGCCATTATTTTGTTCACTATCGTTATCTACCCGGCCTTGGCTTCTACGGCACTGGCCTTATTAATCTTATTGGTGGGCTAGCAAAGTCCGCCACCTCAATCCTCAGGCAGTTGGTCGATGCAGGGACGCTGGCCAATTTACCTGCCGGCCTCAAGGCCAGAGGACTGCGAATCAAAGGAGACGATTCGCCTTTGATGCCCGGAGAGTTCAGGGATGTTGACATCCCCGGAGGTGCGATCAGGGATAACATTTTCCCACTTCCATACAAAGAACCTTCGAGCGTCCTGTATCAGTTACTCGGCAACATTGTCGAAGAGGGCCGAAGGATTGGCTCCGTAGCTGATGTGGATATTTCTTCAGCGAACCAGAATGCACCAGTGGGAACAACCCTTGCGTTGCTTGAAAGATCGTTGAAGGTGATGTCGGGAGTACAGGCCCGCATCCATAATTCGTTCAAGAAAGAGCTGAGAATACTTTCGGATATTATCCATGACCACATGCCTCCAACCTATGAGTATGATATTGAAGGGGAATTTTCTCGCGTTGATGATTTCGATAAGCGCATTGATGTTATCCCCGTATCCGACCCGAACTCAGCGACAACGTCACAGCGAATTATTGCCTATCAGGCGGCATTACAACTTGCCCAGCAGGCGCCTCAGCTTTATAACTTAGGCCAGCTTCATCGGCAGATGCTGGAAACACTATCGATTCCAAACGCGGATGAGATTGTAAAACTGCCTGATGACATCAAGCCAAACAACCCTGTGACTGAAAACATGATGATGCTGAAGCAAGAGCCTGTAAAGGCGTTTGACTATCAGGATCACGAAGCGCATATCGCCTCTCACATGGCGATGCTGAAAGATCCGAAGATCAGGGAGATTGTAGGACAATCGCCATTTGCCTCAGCGATACAGGGCGCAATGATTGAGCATATTACTGAGCACGTTGCGTTCCAGTATAGGAATGAAGTAGAGAAGCAGATGGGGGTTCCGCTTCCAAAAGAAGATGAGCTTCTTCCAGAGGATGTTGAACGTAACCTATCGCCACTAATCTCTCAGGCGGCTGATAAGGTATTGCAACGTGATCAACAAGAATATGCGGCGCGTAAAGCACAGGAACAGGCGCAGGATCCGCTCACGCAGATCCAGCAACGTGAGCTTGCTATCAAGGAAGCGGAGCTCAAGCACAAGATTGAGATGGATGTGGCGAAGCTTCAGTCGGATATTGCGGGTCGTGAAGCGACTCGTGGGGTTGAATTAATGCGCATAGAATCCCAAGAACGCCAAGAAGGCGCTCGACTGGGCGTTAAAATCGCAACAGATCAAGATAAGCTCTCTAAAGAAGAGCAAATAGAAGGAGTGAAGCTCGGCGTAAAAATAGCCGAGTCGATCTCAGATAAACAATAAGTGCATTTGCACTTTATTAGGAGACGTGTATGTCAGAGTTAGAGTACCTAAAGGGTAGGATTCGTGAGCACATGAATGCGTTAGCGGATCATATGGCCGGAGGGGGTTGTGCCGACTTCGATCAGTATCAATATTCTGCTGGAATGGTGAAAGCATTTGCCACAATCGAGCGCGAAATATTGGACATGGAAGAAAGAAATAACAACGCCTAAACGCTTGTCAACACATGATATACTGTAAGTGCTAAAAAATACGTCAGGATGACGCTGGCACTACGGGCCAAAACCGTAAGCAAGGAAGCTAAATGCAAGTCAAGAAGTTCGAGCTAACACCGGAGCTCGAAGATATTCTGCCGGTGCCTCAGGGATATAAGGTATTAGTTGCCTGTCCCGAAATCGAAGAAACGACCGAAGGCGGTATCATCATCGCCAACGAGTATCGAAACAAAGAATCCACAGCATCCATCTTCGGCTATGTCATCGACATGGGCCATGATGCCTACAGCGATCCAGATAAATTTCCAAACGGACCCTATTGCCAATCAGGCAACTGGGTGATCTTTCGTTCCTATACCGGGACTCGATTCAAGGTACAGGGACAAGAGTTCCGACTCATCAATGATGATTCGGTAGAGGCAATTGTTGAAGATCCAAGAGGCATAGAAAGAGCATGAGCGAAGAAGAGTTGCAGGTGGAAACACCAGAAGAAGACAGTTCAGATTTCGAACTTGAAATTGAAGACGATACCCCAGAGGAAGACCGTGGTCGTCCACGGAGACCAGAAGGGGCAGAGCCGGATATTGGTTCCGATGAAGAACTGGAAGATTACTCTGGAAAAGTTCAGAGTAGAATCAAGAAGTTACGTTTTGAATATCATGAAGAGCGGCGCCAAAAAGAAGAGGCGCAACGACTTCGTGATGAAGCCATTGCTTTTGCGGAAAAGAAATTTGCAGAGGCAGAAAATTACCGTAAGCGTTTAACTGAAGGCGAGAACGTCCTTGTCGGTGAGGCAAAGGGCCGTCTTGAGGCCGAACTAGAAAAGGCTAAGAACGCATACAAGCAGGCGTATGAAGTCGGTGACTCGGATGCACTCACAGAAGCACAGCTTCGGATGTCCGAGATAACAGCGAAGAAATCTCGCTATGACTCATACAGGCCAAAAGAATACCAACCTGCCCAAAATCCATTTGCGCAAGCTCAACAGCGTGTAGCTCAGCAAGTAAAAGCTGACCCTCAAGCAGAAGACTGGGCAAGCAAGAATAGTTGGTTTGGACAGAATAAGCGGATGACCGCTTATGCCATGGGAGTTCATGATGAGCTCGTATCGAAT